GCCCGACCGTTACCTCAAGCATCGGGCCTGCTGTAATCGCTGCGTTGTCCAGTGCCATGCGCGTAGCTGCGTTAATCATCGTCTGGTCATCACGCATAATCGAAGCCAAGCCTTCACCAAAGATGCTAGTCTCATCCTTGTCAAAGTGGTACAAGTGATAAGGCCATGTAACGCCGTTAATCGGCTGTAGGACGGCTTTAATCACATCACCATTAGGCAGTAGCCACACATTAGAAAAGAACGACTCATGCGCCCGTTCCTTGGGAATGTTCACATCAGCCTGCATCAGCATATCGCCATCTAACCAGCCCCACCGTTCCAGCACTTCGTACTGCCCTGCCTTCGCGTTTTGTGATGCTTCACGGTCGCCGATTATTTTTAGCTCGCTGTCCACCGATAACTTGTTAATCTGTCCTTCGGGGTTTGCCAAGATGTAGTCTCGAATCTTGGCTCCATCAAACGCTCTGCGCTCTGCCAGTGCAGCCATATCCGATTTAGTCATCAGGTGGCGCTCGTAGGCGTAACGGCAATCCTCGATATTGGTAGCACTCATATCGGGATACCAGCGCCACAACGGCACATAGTCCACGAACGGCGTGATGTAGGTTTGGCTCTTGGGTTGCCACTTGCCGCCCTCAAACACAAACTGCGTCCGAACCTTCTTCTCCACCAATGGCCCTTTAATCAATCCAGTCCCATAAAGATGTGCAGAATGAACCGCTTGAACACACGCCTTTTTGTAACGTGCTTCGACAAGCTGATCTTCAATCACTTTAGACATACCCTTTGCGGCCTTTTGAGCCATATCGAGTACCGCCTTGTCTAAAGTCTCTTGGTCAGGTTGCTGCCCTTTATTCGCTTGCGTCAACTGCTGCACAATCTGATTGCGCTGGTCGTCCGACACTGAAGGCACTGGCGTGTTATCGACCGTCCAATTCTTTTCGCTACCTGCGGGGAATAGCAAGTCAGCTACACGGCTGTTCACCGTCTTGACCTTCACCCGCGTCTTGCGTACAAACGCCTTAGAACGATTCGGCCCGATCTGCGCTAGAACGTCAGGGTTGTACTGCCCACGATACTGGCGCAAGTCCTCCAGCCACCGCAATTCCGTTTCTCTGCGCTCAATCTCTGCACGCTTGAACTCGGCTAACAGAATCGGGCCAAGTGCTGCCGTAGACAACGATTGCTCGGAGTTATCGGCAAACTCCTGCTGCGCTGCAAGGTCGTATTCAGTTTGCATATTGCTTACGCCGCCTTGCCCATCAGCTTGAAGCCGCCCTCTGGCGCCTCTATGCCGCCGCCTGCCTTTGGCACTACCTGCACGCGCTCATTCTTGGAGTTAACCGTGTGCCCATTAACTGCAATGCGGTTGCCCGAGTCACTTGCCTTTGGCTTGGTTGCGCTACTTGTTTTATTAAACATCTCAACGGGAGGTTCGGCGTTAGTAATGTTGGCAATCTTTGGGCTGGCTGGTGGACTTACTGCCTTGACAGCCTGCGTTTTGGTGCTAGTACGCGCCGCCGCATTTGCCGCTGCATTGAACGATGGTGTAGAGCTTTCGCCTTCAGATGAATCTACTACTGGCTGGCTTACTGGCTTAGCCACTACCGCTACTGGTGCCGCCTTAGCCTTTGCCATCTCACTCTTGAGCTTGACCGCAATCTTCTTGCCGCCCCAATCAAACGCCGTTTTACCCGCCTTATGCGCTGCTGCAAACGCCTGCTTGAATGTCATCTCAGGCGCTTTTACTGGCTCTATCGCTTCTTTTGTTGTCTGGGCTGCGCGTTTAGCGTCATCCGAGGCAATGTTATCTAACTCTGGTGTTGACACTGGCTCGGCTTTAATTTCTGCCGCCTTCGCTGCGTCCTTTACGGGGTCGCCATAGTCGAAGTCATCCATATTCGTGACTGCGCCCGTATCTTCGGCCTGCGCTGGTGCTGGTGCCTTGCGCTCTGGTGCTTCGTCCCAAGCCTTTTTAAATTCATCCAAACCGTCTAAATCTTTTTTGCCGAACATGGTGTTCTCCTTAATTAGTAACCTGCGCTAGTCGGCGCTTGGTAAGTCCGTTCGCTCCATAGCGATTGTTTAGAAGCCACTGGCTCTGCAAACGTCAATGCCAGTGCATCGGCACCGTCTGGGCTGCGTATACCGCGCTTGCGTAGGTTGTTCTTGCTTTCCAGCGCACACCTTCCGCTGCTTACGCTTGCAACCTGTAGTGAACTCAAATCAGAAATCAATCCCGCATCGTTCGGTATCCGCACTGGTGCATCTGCAAACCACTTCTGCATCTCGAACCACATCTCGGCACGCTTGTTTTCATAACGCTCGGTGTTGTTCGCCTTGTTGCCTGCGCCTACACCGATTACGGGTATCTGTAGCTCTCTTAGCCTGTCGTAAACGCCCGCACCCAGTCCCACCTTGTCCACAAAGATTCCATCGGGCTGGTGCTCTTTGTAATACTGCGCTAACTTGCCTGCAACTTGCATCGTGTCGAGCTTGGAGTGGTACTCCACCCGAAACACTGTGCGCCCTTGCCTGAACACAATCGCTGTACGGTCATCGCCTTCACCCGCTGGATCGCAACCAATAAGCAAAGCCCCTTGCTTTTCGCTGAAATGAATGTTGTTAACCGCTGCCATTACCAAGTTCGGACTAACCAACGGCTCCTGCGTTGCTGTTCTGAAGGCTAAGGCTGGTGCTGCTGGATATTCTTGGTCAAACAACCACTCATAGCCTGCCCCGTAGGTTGCTATCTTGTTTTCCCGCCATTGCATCTGCTCAGTGTCCAACTCGTAAGTCTGCTGGTACTCGATGTCAGATTCGGAAAACTCTTTGTAATCTCTTACTGGCGCTCTGTACTCTGGTTGCCAGAACCAAGGCACGAATATCGCTATGAACTCGCTGCGTCCTGCTTCAGCCTGCTGCCACATCTGGTGATAACCGTTGCCGATACCATTAGCCGTGCTCTCGATAATGATTTCTGTGCCTGCCATGTCTGCAATGGTGTTACCCAGGCCCGCCATATGCATTTGCGCATTAGCCCAGAATGCGAACTCACTGAGGTGCGCCACTTGCGAAGTGTTACCGCGTCCAACGTCTTGCGTCCCTGCTGTTGCGAGCTTGTAGCCGCCTTCCAGCTTGTCAAATATCAACTCTTTTGCATTCGTGTTGCTGGTTGACACTGGAAACAGATTGTTTTCGTGATACCTGCGCACCATCGAAAACAAGCTGTCTGTACTCTTTTGCTCGTGACCGACTATCAGCGCCCGTTGCCCGAACTGCGTTGTCACACGATGGTAGAACCTTGCGGCAACATAGGTACTCATGCCCTGCTGCCGACCTTTCAGAATAATCGCCCGAACCTTGCCCGTTGCCTTGCGCTGTTCTTCTATCCGAGCATGGACGTACTTCTGCGACTCGTTCCAAACGAACGGCGTCTTGCGTCCTGTCTTATCCGCAATCTTCAAGCAATGGAGACTGAACTGCTCCAAGCTGGCGACTAGCTGCTTCAGTCCGTCAATCTGCTCTGCCTTGCTCATTGCTCTGCTGCTAATGCAGCCGCTTTGTAAAGCTCGCGTAGAAGGCTCTCATAGCCCCCTGACGCCTTTTCTTCCTTGTCTATACCGAAGGCTTCACGTTCCAACTTAATCAGCATGGCGAGCGTTTCAGTCACTTGCTTGACCACTGTTACGCGCTGCGGCAATGACAAAGCCTTTTTGTATAGCTCGTTTAGCTTATCCACGCCGTTATCGTCTGGACTAGCCATTAACTCGCCCAGTTGCTTGAACAGTGCTATGTCAACTGTCTGTAGTTCCGCTTCACCCAGTTGCAGTAACAACAATGCTTTCACACGCTGAATGTCTACCCTGTGCGCAATGCGAACCTTGTATTGCAACTCGGCATTGGCTTCGACTACTTCACGGTCGGTTGCTGCCCTAGCTTTGTTAACTTCCTTGTTAACCGCTGCTTTGTTAACCGCTGCGTCTGCCTTGGCTTTGATGCGTGCGCTTAAATCACGCTCCCATCCCGCTTTGTCTGCGCGTTTTTTTATTGCAACGTGCGACACTCCGGTATTTTCTTCCGCTATCTGGCGCAAAGGCTTAATGCCTGCCCTGTAGTCGTTCTCAATCTGAGTCCAATTGATTTCACGCTTCTCGGTAGTCATGCTAGTAGCGCCCTGTATGCGAATGGCTCTATGTCTTGCCAATCGTCCGTCACGAAGTAATCTTGTTCATCGCCTGCTATCAAGTCGAAGTTAGCCCTGAGAAAAGCGATTAACCTATTGCGCGATCTCATGCTGACCCACCCGCAATGATGCTAGATGACCATGCGCTTTCGTATTCGTTATGCATATGCTCTGTCTGTGCTTTCTGGCACCACAAAGCAAAAAGCCTGCTAGATGCAGGCTTGTGAAGCGGGGACGGCAAACGTCACTATAGGGGTGCCGTTTATCGTTATGCGGGGGGTTTCTCTCCCCGCTTTGTTTGGTTACGGCGAATATAAACACATTCTGCACGCTTGGGAAGTGCAGAATGTGTTTTTCTCATGATTATTTGCTACTTCTGCCGTAGCTCCACGAAAAGCTGACGTGGTGGGTTTCGCCAAGCCAATAATCATCTGGCAAGTCCTCGTCTGGCTGGACTATGAAGTCCCTTTTTTCGATGTTTTTTATTTTG